GGCTTGAGCACAATGTTGGTGTTGGTGGTTGTGGTTGTTATTGTGTTGTTGGCAATTCGAATATTGCTGCCAACTGGCCCAGCAGTGTATATTTCAGTAAAATTACTGTTTACCGCTTCAAACGCATCGCGCAACGGTTCGCCGGTACCGTCGTTTGCATTTTCGCCAATATTGATTATCTGTTGAGACATTACAATCCAAATCCTTTGGTTGTATTTACCAAAAGATTCAGACTGCAATTTTGTGGAAAACAGGGTTGCCTGTGTCGCTGCAGGCGATTTTTAGTTAGATTCTGCCTACCACAACTTCAATGGTTCCAGAGTCGCCGTCGAAGTTTTCTAAAGCTTTGCCAATTACTGATCCAGTCGATGGATCTGATTCTGCTCGTGCTCGGCCGTTACCAGCAGACACCATCATGTCACCTTTGCGTACTTTTCCTGTTACCATGCAAGGTACTCGTCCTTGCAAGGCAACTACCGCAACATGGTCAGAATCTAGTCCAGCATTCATTAGATAGCTAGGGTTAGCAGATACCACGCCAGCTACTCGTCGATCGCCATCGCTGGTACTTTGAGTTACTTCATGGTCCCCGCCAAAACTTACAACTGTGCCTGGTGTGTATTCAGCATCTGCGGCATATTTTTCTGCCAAGTCGGCATACAGCGCTGTGGTTGCTGTAGCAAACACTTGGTTAAAATAGCTAGAAGCACTGCCAATGTTGCCTACAGCATTGGTGCCAGTATGAGTAATGTTGTTGACTGACAGGGTACCAGTTGTTCCAGATGTGATCAAATTGCCACTAGTGACATTGCCAGTAACACTCAAACTACCCAGCGTGCCCACTTCGGTAATATTAGTCTGGCTTGCTGTTGCAACAGTACCTATTAGATTACCGCCGCTGATGTTGGCAGTTGTAGTAATGTTGGCTGTGGTGTTTATTGCACTTAGAATGTTGCCACTCAGGCTCAATATACCAGTGTTGACGTTGCCGCTTGTGATGTTGCCAGTTACACTAACTGTAGCACCTGTATGAGTAGTGGCATTAACGTTGGCTCCGCCCAAGATGTTGCCACCAGTAATGTTGCCAGTAACACTCAGAGAACTCAGTGTACCTACTGATGTGATGTTGGTTTGTGCTGCCGTGGTCAATGTGCCCACAATGCTGGTGCCGCTTAGGTTGCCGCCAGTGATGTTACCAGTGGCACTGATTGTTGTGCTTGACGTCACAGCACCAACCAACGGACCATAAAATGCTGCTGCTGTAATATTGCCCGATGCGCTCATGCGCCCGATGTTTACGTTACCAGAGCCGTTGGGAGTCAACACAATGTTGGCATTGGCTGCTGACGTTTGAATATCCAGTTGCGCACTGTCAACGATAGCGCCACTCAATATCAAATTACCACCACTGATATTGCTTGTTGTTGACAAATTTCCAGAAGTAATGTTGCCTGTTACTGCCAAACTGGTCAATGTGCCCACAGATGTAATGTTGGCCTGAGTAGCGTTGGTTACTGTGGCTGCTGTGCCGCTGACATTACCAGTAACGTCGATAACATATGTTCCGCTCAAACGGTCAGAACTCACTGTACCAGATGTTAATGCGTTGGCGTTGATATTGTTGGTCAGCAGAGTGCCAATGTTAGCAGTGTTTGTTACCAACAAGTTAGCAGTGTTGATATTGCCAGTGGCGCTGACATTCCCTGCGGTATTAACGTTGGCTGCTGCAATGTTGCCAGTTACACTAACTGCACCAGTGAAGTTAGCTCCGCCATCATACAATACCATGATATTACCAATAGCATTGATTGTAGCAAAAATATTACCATTTGAGCTGGCCACGGCCATAACTGTAGTGCCATTGGCAATTTGTTGAGCAGCAACGTTGGAAACCGCAGTGACGTTTGATAAGAAGCCACCGTCGCCAATAAAGAAGCCACCCGATGTAGTAATGTTGCCCACAGCAACAAGCTGCCCTGATGTGTAAACTGCACCAGCATTGACGTTGCCAGTTGCGCTTACTAAACCACCAGTGGCTATGTTAGCACCAGTAACGTTACCAGTGGCACTAACATTACCGCTTGATGCGATCATTGCTGCGCTGACAACGTTGCCAGCACTGAAGTTATTGGCAATTATGTTGCCTTGTGCTGTGACCACTCCTTGAGTGATTAAATTATCGCCGGTGATGTTGCCCACAGCAGTGATCTGAGCATCACTGACAATGTTTCCGCCACGAATATTGCCTGTGGCGGTAACGCCAGCAGCGCCAGCAGTGACGCCTCCACCAGTTATGACATTACCACCTGTGATGTTGCCAGTTGCGCTGACTTGACCTGCTGTATTAACATTACCGCCACCAATGTTGCCAGTGACCGTGGCAAGACCTGCTGTAATCAAGTTGCCGCCAGTGATGTTACCAGCTGCTTGTAGTGTACTGCTAAAATAACCTGTTCCTGTCACACCAAAAGTAGTAGTTGGGTTTGCATTAGCAACACCAACGTTCCCTGTTGGCAGAATAGTCATCACCACAGCTGGAGTAGTGGTTGTGCCTGTTAAAATTTCTACTTTGGCATTGCCTGCTGCGTCAGTGTAGGTAGATCTGATTGCTGTAGCTACTCTGGCACCCGGAGTTGTGGCATCGTTTGAATACCATTCTACTGCTCCGATTACAGTATTGGCCAGGCCTGTAGTGTCTGTGTCTGAAAATCTAATAGTAGGTTGAGTTACACTAGAATCTCTAGTGATTGTTACGTTACCAATTGTGTTGACGTTGCCGCCATTGACGTTACCAGTAGCACTTACAATACCGCCTGTGTTGATATTGGCACCTGTTATGTTACCAGTTGCAGAAGCTACTCCTCCAAAATATGCACCAGTATTGGCAAAAACAGCAACGTTTGATGTGCCATACACTCCCACAGTAACATTACCGCCCAGTCCAGACGACAACACCTGAACGTTGGAGTTGCCTGAGAAAATTTGGCTCACTGATAGGTTACCTGTTAAACTGGTGTTACCAGTAACAGTTAAATTGCCATCGACTATGACATCAGCTTGTGCATTGCCCAGAGCGCTGGTTAGAGTAATGCTGTCACCAGAATTCAGCGTTTGTATGGTGTAGTCGCCGTTGACAATTTTATAAGTAGCCATTTACAGATCCTTTGTGTTATTTATTCTGTTCAAGAACTCTGTCATGGGCAGGGTGGTGTAGTTTGCAACATCATCAAATTCTTTGATGTGCGCTGTGGTGTCGCCAAACACTCTAACAAAGGGTATTTTGGGATAATCACGCATGACTGTGACCAGTTGCCTAGCCCAGTTGCCTGAATATGTGGGCACTGCTGAGCTTTTTTTGTAAAACTCTGTGTTGGCGTACACATTGTTGAATCGATTGTTTACTGGTCCCATGTCAAAACCCACAAGATATACAATTTTAACGTTATCAAAACAGGCTATGCTAGCAGCGATAGGTCCCGAACTGTAACCAAAATACTTTTGCGGAACAGGATGTGCTCCTAGATGTGGTATAGGCCTGCGTGTGTAAAATCTATTGTGTTTGGCATATCCTTCAGTTTGAATACGCTCACTGATGGGTTTGTCTGTGCTGACTAAAACGGTGGGCGTAAAATCTCTGTAGAGAGCATTACAGCCGTAGATGTTGCCCAAATGACGCATGTTGTCTAAATCAACTTGCTGTCTACTAACGCCATTGCCTAATACAAATGCTACAGTCATAAAAAATCCTCCCAGTAGTTATCTAGGAGGATTCTGGGGTTACGCCAAATTAAGATGTAGCTTTAACAACCTGTGCCAATTGTAGACTGCCGTTTTGAGCGTCAGCACCACCAATGATTTCAGCACCAGACCATGTAACTGTGCCTTCGTCTGTGAAGAAGTTAACAGGATAGAAGTTTTCGCCACTCTGGATGTTTGTACCAGCATTGCTGTCACTGTAGTTGCCATAAGTCATTCCGTTCCAGTCACGGATCCACTTGTTGGTGATATAACTAGCATATACAGCAGAACTGTCACCAACTGAGAACTCAATACTCATGTAACCAGCGTCAGGCGTGCCGGTGTTTTGTAACACACATTGCCCAACTGGATATGCTGTGCCCGAACCTGAACCAACGGCTGTGGCAGTGAAAATGTCACCAACAGTTACATTTGTTCCTGCGCCAACTGCGGCCCAATCTGTTGTGCCCACGCTAGCAACACTGTAGGCTTGGCCAACAATAAAACTCTCATCGGCTGTGGTACTAGCAACATAAGCTACCAAGAACTTGTGTGAGCCTTTTTGGCGGATGATGCGACCGTTGCCAGCACCTGTAGAGCTGCCATCAGCTAACTCAATGTTAACTTGTGGAAGAATAATAGGGTTTGTTGCCGTAGTTGCTGTGGTACTCAAACCACCAACAACGCCTAGATAATCGCTAGCGCTCAATGTGCTAGCACTGTTATAAACTGGATCTGTTAAGCTACCAAAGTTAGGGAAGCCGACATCAATGCCAACTGCTGCGCCAGGTGCGCCGGAACCTTGATTGGTGCCGTATTTTTGTATTTTTAGGGGTCTTGCCATTTGATTTCTCCTTGTAGAAGCCCAATGCGGGTTCTAGCCGCTACGCAGATGGTCTGCATAAGTCGCCGAATTGCGAACAGTGTATTTATAGAAAATAGCAAATACCGCCACTGGCAGCATTAAATATCCGTATGAATCCCCACGAACTAATCGAAACTGGTAATCAATATCGATCCAGCAATCAACCCGAAAACGCTTTATCTTGTTATGCACAAGCATTTGCGCAAGACCGTAACTACGCCGCGGCATTCAACAACTACGGCAACGTACTGCGTGAAGTAGGTGAGCCACAAGGTGCTATTCCGTTCTTACAAAGGGCTATCCAACTTGATCCTACCAACGTCACTGCACAATTTAATTTGTCAATTGCTTATTTGCTAGCAGGAGATTATGACCGTGGTTGGCCACAATACGAATGGCGCTGGAACTATGAACACTTATCTGGTACTATGCCTCCATTCCAGAAGCCACGTTGGCGCGGCGAAGATCTAAAAGGCAAAACTATCCTTGTAGTAGGCGAACAAGGACACGGTGATAACATCCAATTTGTGCGCTTCTTGTACAACCTGCATGTTATGGGCGCAGAAATCATTCTGCAGGTCACTGATGGGCTTGTGCCTCTGTTGGGCTCTAGTTCTATTATCAAACGTGTTAGCGGATACGATTACTCGGTGGATGACTTTGATTACTGGACTCCTATAATGAGTATTCCTGGTATCCTTGGTGTTACTTTAGAAAACTTGCCGCGGCCGGTTAACTATTTGAACGCAGATACTAGATTGCAAAAACAGTGGCTTGACTACTTTGGTCCAAAGAAAAAAATGCGTGTGGGCTTTAGCTGGAGTGGCCGCAGAGATAACTGGCTCAACAACCACAAAGGCATGCCATTTGCAAAGATTGTAGACTTAATCAAAGCTAACTCACAGTACGAATGGATCAACTTGCAAGCAGATTGCACAACAGAAGAGGAGGCCACACTCAAAGAACTAGGAGTACATTGCTTGCCGCCTAACCCAAACATGTGGGCAGATACTGCTGCTCAAATGATGCACATGGATGTGGTTGTTAGTGTAGACACTGCGGTAGCTCATTTGGCTGCTAGCTTGGGACGCCCAACTTGGCTCATGTTAAATTGGTTCGCAACCGATTGGCGCTGGGGCGTTAAGCGTGAAGACAACCCTTGGTACAGCACCATGCGCATATTTAGACAACCTGCAATGGGAGATTGGGATAGCGTGAACAAGAAAGTTACCCAATTCCTCTCGTGGTTTAAGGTGTGAGTGTTATAATACAAGAACAATAAATATCATTTTATATTACTGTATAAAAGCAAGGTCGTTAAACTTTATATTATCTGCCCCGACTCCTCCTGGATTGACCTGCCTGGATGTTGGGGCATTCTTATACTCAACAAAAAACCTGCCGAAGCAGGTTTTTGATTTTCCATCCTGGGAATGGATTAGCTGAAAGACAAGTTGCTAACAGCAATTTCGCCAACGTAGTCACCTGCGTTACCAAAGCTGCTTGCAGTGTTGGTAAGTTCGATGTATCCGTAACGAGTCATGAAGCTCACGACTGGTTCGAATGTTGTTGGGTCAAGAACAACACCACTGCTCATCAATGGAATGTATGGGCAGTAGAATGCAGGAGCGTCAGCTTCTGAAGAACCCTTGTAACCAACCAACACAGGTGTTGTGTCGCTAGCATAAGAGTCAACGAACACACGCATAGCGCCGTTCAATGTACCAACAAACTTGGTGTTGGTAGGAGCTTCAAATGTACCTTCTGTAGTACGAGCAAATGCAGAAGTAGTTGCAGATTGCAACACTGTCAATGCAGCGCTAGAAACAACAGCGTAGTTACCTGCGCCACGACGTGTACGTTGGGCGATCAAGTTAGCAACACGGTTGATCAACACTGCCAAAGCGGCGTGTTCGTCACCAACGAATGTAGCAGTACCAGAAACGGTAGCTTGGTTGTATGTGAACTCAGTAGAAGCCAAGCTGCGTAGGGACAGGAGAATCTCCTGGTCAATTTCAGCTGTAATTTCTTGAGCCAATGCTGCCATGATTTCGGCTTCAACGTCGATACCATGCATGGCTTGTGCGTCTTGAGCAGATTCAAAAGTCCAACGTGCTTGCAACTTACGAGTCTTGGCTTCAACAGCTTGCTTCAAGATCTGGACGGAAATTTGCTTACCGCCAGTACCTTCCATGGTAGCTGTAGCACCACCAGTGTAGCTAGTAGCTGTAGCTGTGTTCTGAGGCACAGTAGAGTAAGCTGTAGCAATGGTGAATGGTGACAGAGCTTCTTGGCCAGCTGTAACGCTAGTTGCAGCAGCTGAAGAGTCAGTCAAGCTCTGAGCGTAACGAACACGCAGAGTGTGGATTTGGCCCACAGGACCGGTCATTGGCTGAACGCCGACCAACTCGTTAGCAATAACAGTTGGCATCACACGTCGAATCACGGGAAGAATCACGCGGTTCAATGTGGCGATGTTGCCAGCACTTGTAGAACCTGCAGAAGCGTTTTCTTTCAAGTACTTGCGAGTGTTTTCAAGAATAACACCCATGGAATTGCGCTTGGTGCCGTTTAGACCTTCGAGCAGAGCTTCCTTGGTCTCGCCCCAGCGACTTTCTAACAATTGTTCTGACATTTAAGTCTCCTAAAAATTAAATTACAGTCCAGCCAAACGCTTGAGGTCAATCACATTGCTGCGATCGTCATCAGTTGTTCTGACAGGAACAGTCTTATCACCGGTAACTGCGGAAACGCTTTCTGTGATCACGGGTTTTGCTTTCACAGAACGGTCTTCCAGCACTGCTGGTAGATACTTTTCGAACGCATTCTTAAGACGGTTAGTCTGGACGCTTTCGAGCAAATTACGCATGACATCGGCTTTTTCCCTGTTCAAGGGGCCGAGCAATTCGCGCATAGTAGTCTCACGCTCGTTGCTTTCTTTGATCACACGCAGTTCGCGTTCTTTTGACTCAACTACGGCTCGCGCCTTTTCGCTGAGTTTGATGGCTTCAGCCAATTGCTTATCTTTGTTGGTTAACAAGCTGTACAACTTGCGTACTTCAGCTTTCTCATTGAGGTGAGTAGCACCGAATTCAGCAGCATACGCTTCAAAGATACGACGACCAAAGTTGTTCTCGCGAGCAATTTTGATGTCTTCTTGCAATTGATTAAGTTCACTCTTAAGGTGATGACTAACAGCTCGACTCATTTTTTCAGCACTTTCTTTTACGAAACGTGCTTTGAGAGTCTCAAGCTTTGTACGAGCTTCGCGGACTAGACGGACTTTTGTTTCCACCACATCACGCTTGTCTTGTGCAAATTCTTGAATCTCACGAGCCAATGCATGCACCATGAAGTTTTCCATTTTTTGTAGTCCTTCAGTGTGCATCTTACGATCCTTGCGCAATTCGCCAATTTCTTCAGCCAACTTGGCAACCAAGAAGCCGTTAAACTTCTGTGCTGACTCGTTCATTTTGGCCTGGAATTTTACGCGATCTTCTACCAGTTGTGCTTTTTCGGCAGCAACTGCTTGAATCTCAGCAGCAAGGCTTTCTGTTACCATCTTGTCAAGAGCTTCAACCATGACTGACTTGTCATGCTCATAGCGTTGTGCAAACTCCTCACGAAGTTCAGCACGAGCCTGTTCACGAGCTTCAGTCAGCTTGTTTTCCCAAGCCTCATTGATCTCTTGACGAGTTTCCTCGGTGATCAGGTTACTATCCAGCAATGGTTTGATAGCATCTAACATGCCTGGTTCTCCTTAAATTTTGAGATCCTTGATGAGCTTGACAACCTCGCTCTTCAAGTATCTCTGCACTTTGTTGTCCTGGCCAGCTTCTTTTGCAATCTCCAGTAGGCGATGACCATATTTCATGTTCATCATACTTTCGTACACTGCCTTGGGATAAGCATTTGGAGCACTTGGCTGGGCAACTACATCTATAGTGACTATTTCAAAGTCACTTACATGTCCTGTTCTGTCGTCGACATTTCCAGATCCACGACTTGATACTCCCAGTTTTACGCCAGATTGCAACAAGGTCTTGATCAAGTTACCCATTGGGGTAGGCAAAATCTTGAGCTTGCCGCATCCGGCTGTTCCATCCATCCACATTTCTTCTACACTATGGCACACGCGGTCTAAGTTGATTTTCAGATCGTCTGGATGATCCACTTCACCTAGTACCGAATACCCTTCAGCGATCTGTTTGTTGATCGTGCCAACCGCTTTAGTGATTTCGTGTAGAGGGTACACACGCTCATTTGCGTTGCGTTTGTTGCCCTCAATGCAGATGCCTTTGAGATACAGGTGCTTACCTCCATTCATGTCGGCTTCTTCCAAAACCTGGATGTTGGCTTGATGAAAGGTAAGTTGTTCTCTTAGGGTTTTCATGCTTAGTTGTGCTTGCTAGGAATTACACTCTTGGTGTTTACGCCAGAAGCCTGTGTTTTAACAGGAGCAGGAGCAGCACTCTTAAATGCTTTCTTGCCAGCTTCTTGTGTAGGTGTTACGCCAATGTCTTTGACAGTGTTTTTGTAAGCAGCAGAGTCGTGGTGTCCGCCCATGCTAGCACCTGTGTGTACAGGCTTTACTGTGCTACCGATTGGTCCTTTAGCACCAGCGTTTGCGGCCACGGTAGACTTTTTGTTTACGCCGCCTTCTTCACTGGTAACTGGCTTTGGGGCTGCTTTAAGGTCTAGACCTTCCATCATGCCCACTTCCATTTCTTCGGTGTCATCCATTTCGATAGCATCGCCGCCTTCGTCTGGTCCGAAACCGTCGCCGTCGCCACCCATGTCATCACCGCCCATGAGGTCTTCAAACTCGGCCATGAGTTGGTCCAGTTTGTCTTCAAGGTTCATGATGTCATCTTTGGTAGCTGGCTCGTCACTGCCGCCTTCGTCACCACCGCCAATTTCAAATTCTTCTTCGTCTTCTTCGGCACCAAAATCTTCATCGTCGCCTTCGGCTTCCATGTTCATGTCGGTGGATTCTTCGGCTTCAACTTCGTCGATCAAGTCGTCACTAGCGTCACCGCCCATGTCGCCTTCTTCTAGATCTTCTTCAGCGCCTTCTTCAATTTCTTCTGCTTCCTCAGACATAATGTCTTCGTAAATTTCACGTGATTTTTCTACAACGATGTCGTGGAAAAGTTCGCGTGCTTTTTGTTCTTCGTCGTTGATGACGTACTCAATGAGTTGTTCAAAACGGTTCATAGGGTAAAACTCCTTCTAGGTAAAGTATGTTGTTATTTACGAAGGAGAGGAAAAAGACGCGGTTTATTGGCGGAAAACGAAGATAAATGCCAACTTTATGCTGCCGGCGGAGCAACTTGTCCGTATTGTTGTCTAACTAGCTTGAGTTTTTCTTTGTACTCGTAGGTGCGAACATCGTTCATTTTTCTCAACTTGTTGAGTTGACGCAGAGTCAAACGACTTTTGCGCAGGTCTCCCAATTGCGGTTGACTGTTGTCCTGCGCCAAGTCCTGATATGCTTCAGGCTCTTTTTTAAAAAATTCGTTGAGTATCATAGCAATATTTATACCGGTGGAGGTGCTGCGCCACCTGGTGCGCCGCCAGGTGCTGGAGGTGCTGCTGGCCCTAGGTCTGGAGCGCCGGTAGCTGGTTCCATAC